TATTTGTCTCCATTGTCAACTGATACCCAGATGTTTATATTTTTATAATTTTGTGCGTGAATTGATTTAATGCATTCTTTAAAAAAATTAGGTCTGCCTGATGTTCTTACCAAAATATTTATTAATGGATCATTGTCAATCCATTGACTTTTAACCTGGTCAATTAATTTAGTTTCATTTTCAACATGAACAACCCTTTGCCCTCCAATATCACTATACCAGCGGTAAAAAGAATTTATGTTTTTATGTATTTCTTTTGCTTCAGGCTTGCCACGTTTCGACATTACAATGTTTTCACCACCGAAATAAGCCGATAAAATTGCATGCCCCCCGTTCATTGTTATGTATTTAGAACAATTGGCAAATAATTTTAATTGAGATTCGTTAAAAGAACCGTTTACCAAACTATGAAAATTAATAACCTTTGGGTATTTCTTTAATAAATCAAAGTCCCCCAATTTAATGGGTGGTGCATTATCATATAACTCTGGCCTACCTTCAACATTTATATAAATCACCTGATATTTATCTTGAAGAAGTTTAAAGAGTTTTTCTAAAGTCGGTAAATCAAAATAATTTATTGGCTTAGTTGACCATTCTATATTATGTCTGTTACAAATAATAACAATCTCTTTTTTATATTTTGATTTGTTTTTATAAATTTCTTTGTATGGTGGGATTAAAAATTTAGATTTATCAAGATAGTTTTTGTGGATTTTTATGTTTGGCGTGTTGACTTTTGGTGTATTAAACCAGCTCCTTTCTTCCGTGTTAATTTCATGCTCAGGACTGAAATAATAAAGGCATTCGGTATCATTACCTGAAATGGTTTTTTCAAGTTGCCCGGTTTTATGGAGAAAATAAGCATAAGGCAATACACTTATTAACTCATAACCAAATTCAATATTTTTACTATCAACTATCATTTATTTGTATATCTCTTAAATATTCTAGGAGTTTGTCCGCATAAAGGTGTGATTCTTCAGCCTCATCATTAGTCCCAGATTCTTTTGCCCAATTCTTAAATGCTCTCCCCAACTCTTTCTTTGTGAATGAGTATCTAATATTTAAATCTTTATTAAAAGGGACTACATCAACTTTTACTTTATCCATGGTCAACTATCAATTAGTTTTTTTAAAAGTTTAACATTTCTTAAATCTTGTAATTCTCCCTGCTCCCATTTATAACCTAATGCTTTATATTTTGCATAGTGTACACCTATACCAGCCCTTTGCCCTTGTCTCCTTGCTTTGTTTATTCTATTTAACTTTTCATCCTGATCAATTGCGGTTTTGCATCCACCGTAATTAATAACTATTCCCTCAGATTCAAATACTTTTTCATTATGAACAAGTAAATTATCACCATCAGCCTTTAATGTTTTATCATATTTACTTAATCTTATGATAGGCTTCCAAGGTACACCATAAAAAAAATGCTTCCTTAATGGTAGTTTCATTTCTTCGCCTGTATTCAAACCACCCCAACACATTGTACTTATTTGATTGTATCCTTTTGATTCTGCTTTTACAATTTCTTCTTTTATTGTTCCATCATAAATATAAAATAAATCAGGATCGGTATAAATTACCCAATCAGGCTTTATTTGATGAACTAATCTAATAACTTCAGTTTGTAAATCTATCAAATGAAAGCTTCCTTTAGTATCAAATTTTGTAACAGTAACATCTAAATTTTTATTTATTAATTCTGCACCCTTATCACTGCTCATATTATCAACATACAAAAATTTATTTACACCTTGAGATTTAAGATAATTATAGCTATCTTCTAAATAAAGGGCTTCGTTATAGATGTGTGATATTGATAATATATTCATAATTTAAAAGCAGGGAGGAATTAACCTCCCCTTTTTAATTTATTCATTAAAACAAACGTTATACTGTAATGAATGGTTTAACATATAATAATTTTTTATAGGGTGGCCTGAAGTCGTTTAGAGTCTTTCATCTTTCGAGGACTGCTCACCCCCACCCTATTTTTACATTAATATTATGATGCAGTTTCCAAAAATGCTTTTCCGTCTGCAAATGTATCTGTTACAAATGCCTCAACATCATTAACCTTTACGTAAGAAACTAATCTTTTTTCACCTCTTATTGTTCTGAGGTTTTTAGTAAAATCATTACCATCTAAACCTATTTCTACATTAAACGACTCCTTATCCCTAATTGTGAATTTTGTCATATCAGCAACCAAAAACTCCCCTGCCGTAATAGTATCACTTTCCACAACAGGTACACCCCAAACAAAAATCGAAGGTGCTGCCCCCGGTGTTGCGTTAGGAACTACTGTAACAGGATTAATATAATCGTTTGTTGTATCCTTTGTCGCATGAATTGTTAAGAAAATATCGGCAGGGTTCATGAAAATACGGTTTGCACTTGCTTTTGCATTTACTTTTATTTGAGTAATCGCAGCCGCTAATACATCCCAGTTGTTTGCAGCCTCAACAGTACCAGACAATGAGGCCAAATCCAATTCTTGAGCATAACTCTCAATACCATTCAGGTTGTTCCCGCTACCTATACCAGTTAATAATTGCGTTTCTTCCAAAAGCTCTACTTGATAAGCTAAATTCCCATTTATTTCACCTAATATCCCCTCAATATCTGTTAGCATTTCATCAGATATTTTAATGAAGGATGTTATTTTCTTAACGCTTGCGCTTTTAACCTCATAATCCCAATCAAGTTGCGTTTTGCTTGCGCCTTCAGCCGTCATACCCGCTCCGCCTTCAATCCCTGATTGTTCAACCCATTCCGCCAAGGTTGAATTTATAGGAAATACATTTGAACCATTTCTGATAGTAAATGTTTGCCTTACAACATTATTAAAACCAGACTCTCGCTCTGCTTGTGGCATTTGTCCAGTGATATTATTACCCGTGGTCATTGTGCCTACAGTTTTAATCTGAATAAACCCGAGCGAACGCCCCTGTTTCTCTAAGCCATCAACAGCCTCTTTAATAGATTTTAACACATCAGCTTTGGTAGTTGCTACTGTACTAATACCTTTTTCAGAAAGTTTCGCAACATCTTTAGATAACTCATTAAAAGACTCTTTGAATGTTTCTTTGAATGCAATGAATTGGTCTTGAGTAATTGTGTTTTTCTCGAGAGCCTCACTAATAGGCTTCAATTTTTCTGTCAAGCCTTTCTCATCAATGAATCCTCTATCAAAATCCTTTGCAGCGGCTCTAATACGTTCATCAAATTTTTCAATTAGCTTTAATTCTGCCTTTTCTCCATCAGTTAAACTTGTAGCAGGAATGATATTGTCACCTAACACCCCAACTGGAAGAGGCAAAAATGCCGCACCAGAAAGTATCAACCCGTAAAACGGTTGAATGTCAATCGCTAAACTTAAAACCGTACCGAGTACAGCAAAGAATAGTATACTTAAAATTAAATTTGTCCTTTTCATAGTTTTTGAATTAAATTATTAATTAATTTATTATAATTCTGAGTGGACAAATCCGGCTCTTCTTTTATTTCGAGTGCCCCACCGGGCGGCTCTATATTTAATTGAATTTTCTTATTTCCATTATCTAATGTTGGAGTTAATTCATTTGCGCCAAATAAAACAGCTGAATTTTCCAGTAATTTAATTTCATTTACTACCCAAAAGAAACCTAATTCATCAGCTTTATCTTTATTGATAACTTGACTATAATATTTATTCCAGAAGTCAAATTCCTTTTCTGAGTCCTCATCATTAACAGCTAATTCTAATTGGACATAATGCATCCCTATGGAGTGCTGATTTATTCTCCCTATTCTATATTGATTAAATACTTTTTCATTATATGATTTTATAACATCAGTAATAAATATTAAGGCTTGCGTACTCCCTGTTTGCTCTAAACCTAATTCTGACAGGCTTATGTCAGCCGAATAAATATCGGCTACTTCACCAATTTTGGCCTCTATTCTATGCACATGGTCATGTAAGTGAGGAATAAATCCTTTTCGCTCATCAATAGATTTTTGCCAGCAGTCAGGAGTTAATAAATCAAAGTCTGAATCTATCCAGTTGGCTGTATTTGCCACAACCTTAACCCTAATTTTTGACATATCATTTTCAATAAGAGTGTTTTCTTTCGCAGCAACATTATTTTTTGTCATAGATACCGGGACAGAACAAACGTCTGAATATATCGGAATCGATTTCTTTTCCTTAATAATTCTTTTTTTATTATCAATAAGATATTTAGTTTTATCTTTTTTTGATAAGCTACAGATATGTTTTAAATCAACTCTCATTTTGTTATGGTTTGATTAATTTTTATTTTTATTTTCTTATCCTTAATTGATTTTTTTAATAAATCTTCATCTACGTTTGTTTTAGATTTTATGCTTTTATTTTTAATTATTGACCTGTACTGTTTTCTTAGCTTTTCCATTTGACTTTATTTTTTTGGTTGCATTTATTTCTGGACTTACTAACGGGACCCACCCGGCAGAAGTTAAAAAGTACAACTCATTAAATTCCGGTTCCGGCCTTTCTTCTTTGCCTATTGCGAAAAGATATTCATTTCTTGTTATTAATCCTTTTTCAGAATCAATTCTTAGCCTTTCACTTTCTTCATTATTGGCTTGTACGATTTCTGAAATTTGCGAATAGTTTGGTTTTAAATCATCCAAACCAGGCCACCACCTTTGAAAATAAGTTTGTAAATCATTTACAATAGCATCAATTTCTGATCTGAAAGCATTGTTATAAAATTCTTTTAATGCAGATTCTTTATTTGTAAAGGTTGTAGTTTCCGAAAATACCTTTGCATCTATTCCCTGAGCATCGCAAAGCCTCTGAAAATCACTTTGATTATTTTGCAATATTTGTAATTGGGCTACATTAAGGCTAGCATTTTTCACATCGAGGGGAACATCTGTGATAAAGTTCCTGTATTTTCCATCACCAATCCCATACTTTTTCATACGATTTTGAACTACTTCTATATCTTCAGTAGTTGCCATAGATGCGAATTCACCTTGACTTTTGCCTGTAAGAATAAATTGAGGACCATCTTTATACAGGCTTACTTTTGCCCCGTAACCTTCAATTATAGATTCAATATTTCTATAATTCCCTGCATATCTTGCCTCACCGAATAAGTATTGATTGTTTTTGAAATTTGGATTAACCTCTTTTAAGTGTAGGATACTTTCTGGTACAATTTCTAAAGGCTTGATATTTTCTTCTTTCGAATCAAAAAGATATAGTTCTATAATATCATCCCTAAAATCATGTTTGCCTTCTTTAGTTTTTATCCCCGTATATTGAGGTGATAATAAAAATAAATCGCTAGGTTTTTTCTCTATCCGTCCTGATTCATTTAATTGTTTTGGAGTGAATGCGTCAACAATCGCATTACCAAATAATCTTTTATGCAACACTAATAAACTAAAAAACTCATTAAACCCTTGATAATAATTAGGGCTATTGAGTAACGTTAGGACTTCTTTGTTTTTTGTTGTTAATGTAACTTGCGCTGCACCATCTGCATATTTCAGTACCGGGGCTGCTACTTCGGCAACATTATTAAAATAATCAATTAATAAGTCATTATCTTGACTAGATGTGTATATTTTTTTGAAGTCTACTGAGGAAGAACCAAAGGCTAAAAAAATGGGTGTCCTGTATATTTGAGACTTAGAGTTTTTAAATGGGTTCCATCTGTTCCAAAACATAAGCAAAACTTAAAGGAGTATTTTTGCAAATATAATAAATAAAATCCATATAATAATATTATGTTAAATAGAAAATTGTATTGTATTGATAGTCATATGATTATAATTGTATGTTTTTATTATGTTAAATAGGATAGGAATAAAAAAGCCCTCACAAATTAATGTGAAGGCATAATTATAGTAAATATATTTAAAATCTCTCTTTTAAAAACTTTGTGGCCTTAATGAGTCCAGCCTCAAGGGATGTTAAGTCTTCTTCTTCGTCTGAATATGTACCATAATCAAAAGGTTTTGATCTTAATAGCTTTGAGAGTATTTTTTTTGATTTACTAATTTCTTTTTTTGTTTCAGATATTGACCCCCTTACATTTAGCTCTGCTTGTTCTACATCGTATAATAGTTCCTCCTGCTCTGTAACTTCTTCTGACTGTTCTAATAATTCTTTGTACTTTAATTGCTTTTTGTTTTCCATTATTTTTAATTTTAATTAATATTCCATGTTCTAATTCTTTAAATTTACATGACCCGGCAAGATGGTATAAGTCATACATTCCACCCTCTGCACCAATCCGATAATTATATGCATTTTTATTCCATTCAATTGCACACCATCCTTTTGGTGTTGGTTCTTTTATGAAGACATTACATGGCCCTATCCCGATAACCTTCCCATATAAACTATCATCTTGATTACCATAACACCAATTAGCCCCAGGTATTACCATATTCCCAATACTTATATTATCCTCAGTAACAGGTATATATTTTGTTTGTAGTTGCATATGTTATTAATTTAAAAGCCCTAATCAAGCATGCAGGCTCTCAAAGGGCTTATAAGGTTTAAACCTATATTTTTGATTCCTGCACTAATCTGAAACAAAGATAATATAATTTTCTATTAAATCAAAAATAACAATTATTTCGATACGTTGTTTATTTTTAATTATATTTATGTGATAAAATACTGATTATTTCCGGGGTTTCAAAATCATTATATATTTACTCAGTCCTGCTGTTGCGTCCACACTATCATCTATTTTAAAAGTTCCGTCTTTTTTATAACTAGTTAAATGCTCCAAATAAAGATTATATTCAGAGTTTTTTGTATGCTTAAAATAAAAATCATTTAAAATATGATCTGCTTGGATAATTATTCTAGTGTGTTTATTTGTTGACGATCTAAATGGTTTTGCCCGCCCCCTTAATTCAGGAGCTTTGTCGAGTATTGATCTTAAAAACATCAATCCGGCCTCATTCGATTCAACATATGAGTTTTGAATATTATATTTAGCATAGTATGATATAATTTTTGGAATAGTATAATTACTATCTAATTGTGTATAAATAATATCTATTATAAATACCTTATTTTCAATTATAGCTCCTATAACCATACATAAATAGTCTATTCCTATTGTGGCCACATCAGTATAAGCTACTATCTCAGCATTTGAATAATCTAATGTTTTAAATCTTTTTAATTTCTCATAGTTAAATAAAATATCTTTTGACTCATTAAGCCACGAAGAAGAAACACGCTTTTTATATTTTGCCGGGTCTTCCTTTTTTAATTTCAATAATTCATTTACTAAGTCAGAATCTAAATTATTAATATTATCTTCTAATGTCGTATATATATATGTCACATTACCCTTAACACCATTAAAGACCTCTTTAACT